CTTCTTCCCAGATTTCACTCTTGGGAATAATGGAAGCAACCACATACCCCTTAACCAAGGGGGCCTGTAGTGCCTCATCCAACTTCTGGGTTTCGTGGCCCAAAAGTGAATGACGCCCGACTACGGGAGATTCCACTTCGACTGTTGGGAAGTACGGCAAAGCCGCACTGATCAAGTCGTCGAGGTACTTTGCTGATCTCCAGAGACCAGACCAGTAGGTCTGATTCCTTAAAGAGACCAAGCTTAGCATCTCCTGAACGTCAGCGCGTGATTGCGGAAGATCCCTCCGGACGCGAGTGATAGAAACATCCTCGCCCCAGAAATACTCCGCACCACAAGACTCTCTGAAGTTTCCACTCCAGAAAGACTTGCGGTCGTTAACCTTGAAGCCAAAAAGCTCAAGGCTACGTACCACGCTTGCAGCAAATTCACGGGGAACGATCATATCGTCCCCATAAATACGCACACGCTCTTTGAACTCTTTAATGAGTCCAAAGGACATCGGAACATTAAGCTCCGTGCAAATCCCGTGAAAGACACATGTAAGAAAAACCATGGCCTCAATCGGGAAACACAGTGCCGAGCCCATAGACGCGTACTTGGTTAGGTTAATAACACCATGACCTTGTACGTCTGCCCTGAGAGACCTCGTCGCCTCAACAGCCTCCAAAAGAGGCCAATGAGGGGTCAGAAGCTCTTGTACGAGCAGCCACGAAACACGATCAGACGCTTCACTAAGATCTAGTGTCGCTAAGGTCCCATTTCTGGAACCCTCCTTAGCGAGGACTTGGTTAGGTCCTTGATCGCTAAACCCGATCATACCCTTAAGCAAAGAATCGCTCTCGGATAGTTCCACGAGTGGACGCGAGATTGCCTGTTGCATGTATTGCATACATGTAGGCTCAATCGCAATAATTCGCGGTGTTTTCGGCGTTTTAGGAACAGAAACGACCCTAACGGGACGCTCTGCTCCGGGCTCGAGGAATTGAACCCAGTCAAGGAGATAGTGATATCTCCAAGAAGGAATAGCGTATTCCCCAAAGGGAAATACGCTTTCCAATCTGGTGGGCCACTCATACTGATCGAATTTTTGATTTCCAAAAAGCCGATCAGCTGTTGAGCCTGGCCCATGCTTCGGAACGAGTTCCTCGTTGTAGATCTTACGATCCATTTCGGTGAACACATTCCGGAACAGAAACCTAGAGATCGTCCGAAAGGACTCCCGATCCTCGTTAGAGATTCGGGTCTCAAAGGCTTTCAATTCCTTTTCTGTCTCGACATACGCATTGAACGCGGCCTCTTCCCTTTCGGGAGTACAAGGCCGAAGGATCTTGCCAAACATCAGCGAAAGCTGACGAATGGCAAAAACCACCTCAACGCGGATGGGGATATCATCCTCATATATGTCGATCAATGTTCCGCTAGCGCGGTCGAACAAGAGCTCCATGAAGCCCCCAAGAAATACTGGGAGCTTCTGCCTCTTCTTAAAACCTAAGAAAAGGTCGGGAGTTACCTGCTTCTGCGCAAGAGCTCTTTCGAGATCTTTTGCAAACTCAGGTAGGGTCAGAGTTAAAAACTCATCGCCTTCTTGTTCAAACCTGGCAAGGGCTGTTTTCCAGTCCTTGTCCGTGCTAACGCCGCACCAAGTGCCTACTTCTAGTAGGACTTCGCGCCAGAACAATAGCAGGCTTTTCATTGGTTCCCTTTCTAAACGTAGGGTAGCCAGATCCTGTTGCTGTGTTCAGATACATGATCCGGCCCACCCGCTGAAAGCGGGTGGACCAGATTCGCAAATTCGTCTCTAGCGGATTGATAATCCATTAGACAAGAATAGTGTTCCCTACAGCTGCGCAGTGTAAAGCGCAGGTTTCAGGACTCACCATTGACGAACTTGCTACCGATGGCCCAGGTACTCGCGGAAAGAACTCCCGAAAGTGCCTTGAGGACATCCAGAATCTCAGTGGACGAATAGCCCACCGGCGGTGTGTCGAGAACGACATACGCCGACATTGAATAGTTGAGATTCTGGTCAGCGGTCAGAGGGTCTGCGGCCACCTTTCGGTGGTCGATCCGAAACGTCTGCCGAGTGCGCTTGTTCTCCTGGTTGGAGACAAGCACCTTGACATTCTTATCGGCCGAGCGAAACTCGCCCGGACCAGGTCCCCCAATGCGGGTAACCGAAATGGTACTCGCACCGATGACAACATCGAATGTATCTGAAAGAGCCACAACAGTGTCCTGTCGTCTAGCCCGTAAGGGCTGATTTGACACCGATACTTTTGTACCGGGATTAGTTAAAGTTGAACCCCACGAGGGGCTCACCGCTTTCGGGTAACCCCGATTGCGGCTGTGATTGCCTTCTGACGGTTGGAAAAACCGTCAAAAGTCAAGTCGAATCCATATGTTGATGCTGGCACTCGACGTTTAATCGAGTGTACGCGCTCATGACTTCCAGCGGAATTCTTTAGAAGACCGCCGAAAGTGCCTTCAAAGTAATCAAACTTATAGGCAAAGACCTCCTCAGTTATGAGGGAGTCCATCATGTAGCCGTATTGCATCACCAAGCCGTCGTCGCCTAGCGCGCTAATATTGTGGAGAATATCCCCAGTATTAGCAAACCAGTCGGCGGCCCAGGTCCAGGGACTAAGATTCCACATGAGCTCAGGAGTAATTCTGAGTCCAAGTAGCTTATCAGCGTAAGAAACATGCTGTTTCAGCTTATCGAGAGATGAATCCCCGATAGGAACGAAGTACTTGAAAGCACCGCTAAACCAAGACGCGCGTTTCACATGACGCGTCACGGTGAAATCAGCCCACATACCCACCGCGGTCGGACGTAAAACGCCCGAACCATGATGGGAACTAGTTTCAGTTGTGGGTGGATAGACGTAACGTCTCCGTATCTTCCGTCCAGAATCTTTCCGATATTGATCTATGATCTTGTCGGCATGCTTCACAGCATGTGCAAAATTCTGAACATCGTTGACAAGGGGTTTCCAACCGAACTCAACGTTAAGGTACTCAGACCCGCTTCCTTTAAGGAGGCGCGTCTTTTCTTTCAACAGTCCGGACCCGATTGTCTTAGGAGCTCCTTCTCTCAACTCGCCCAGAAACTGAGCAAGATTGAAAGTAGGATTGGTTGGGAGACAAAGCGAAATCGCTTTAGTTCCCATTCCTCTCATATCACTATAGGAGGAAGGTGCAGCGTCGGAAGGTACCACAGAATCAACTGGGTAATAACCGACCATAGGTCCGCCGATAGGATATCGCCAGACCTGTGCTGGATGAAGAAAATGTTCAGTTTTCTCCATCCACCACGCACCACCACCGTCACCGGAACCTTGTCGAGTATATTTGGGGTGACTGATCGTCACTTGTTCAAACGTATCGACAAAGTCCAAGTCATACTTTTCACGAAAGTTCTCTTCGGGCCAAAAATAACCCGATAAGCGTTGTAGCTTTTGAGAACTTCGGATTGGCATGACTGTCTCCTAGATGGATTCTTCACAAGTAATGGCGCGAAACGAAAACCATCACTTGGACATAGAGAGACCGATCCACCCACTTCTCCAAGTGGGGGAAACACCACGGCAACGTCCCTTGCGGGGACGAAGACGGCGGTGCCACCAGGATTC